TCTTAAATATATTCATTCTCTTGATTTTAATTCTTTAACTATTTTAGAATAACTAGTAATCACATTTTACATTTTCAACAATAAAGTCATATAACTTCATTTCTTTTTTAACTGCTTTGTAAGCATTATCGAAAGTTATATTTGAATAAGAAAGAAAAATATTACCTTCTTTTAAAGTTAGATTTGTTAATTCAAAAGTGATTTTTTTAGCTTTCATGTTGTTTTATGAAATTTTCAAAAGCTACATTGCTTTTGATACTGTAAAGATACAAACAAGTTTTGATACTAGAAAATTTATTTTAATAAAAAGTGAAATTATTTTTTAAGTCTATAAAAAGGTATCTGAATAGCTGACCCATCTTCTAGGCCAGCTACTATTTTGCTAAATCTAGGCATGACTTGTAAGACTGTCACAGCTTCATCAAGACAATCGATATCTTCGAATGGTGAGTAAATAACTGTATCGCCTATTTTAAGGTCCTCTGCCCAATGTTTATATTGATAGCTCATTATCGTCTATCCATAGTCCTAAGAGCAGGACACAATTGACGTGTGCATCCTTGGAACGCGATTGAGGCAATCAATAAACCTACTATAAATAATAGGCCAATAACTAATTTTTTCATTTTATTGATTTTTTAAAGTGATTAGAATTTCGTTTACTTTTACTTTTACTTGAATGTCTTCAAGCTTTTTCTTTTGCTGCTGGATAACTCTTTCATGGATTTTTGCAGCATCAAGAAGGCGCTTAGCCTTATTCATCAATTTTCTGTGCTCTGCCGCGTCCATTACTTTAAAAGTTTAGCTTTGTAAAAAGATCTATTTGGATATTCTTCTTGGTTAGCAGTAAATGCAAGTTCAATTGCATGCCATTTGCTATCGGCGGCTATATTACAAATAATTTTATAATGTTTCCAGCCAGGTTGGTTGTAGGTTACCTTATACATGTTTGTCAGCTGATACTCCACAATGCATACAATAATAGTATTTACTTAGCTCATTGTAAAGAAAGTCAGGCCTGCATTTTTCTTGTAAACCATTACCTGTAGATCCAAAACCGCCTTCACCTCTATCAGTTTTTTCTTGGTGGATTTCATCTACAACTTCTACAGTGTCGTAGAATACTGACACTAAAAGAAATTGTATAATTTTTTCACCAGCAGCGATAAACTGAGTTTGCTTGCCAACATTAGTCAAGTGAAAGTGTATTTCACCTTGGTAGTCTTCGTCAACAACCGACGCACCTACAGCTAGATTCTTTTTAGTAGCAACGCCAGATTTATTGTAAGCGATAAGTGCATAGCCTTTAGGCACTTCTGCAATGATACCGCTTGGAATGAGAATGCTCTCATTTGGTAATACCATTTTTTGGTTTCCTTCTGGTACATAGAAGTCTAGGCCAGCAGAGGCATTTGTGCCTCTTGTAGGCGTCTTTACATCTTTAATTTTTTTAATTTTCATGACTTGTTTAGTTGATCGTTATAAATGTGAAGATCTATAGCATGGTGGTAATACCATCCCATTTTTAATTTTAATCGCTTGGCTACATACCATTGCAGTCTTGAAAAGCAATATTGATCATTGCAAAATCCGAACCAAAGATCATTGGATCTCATCAGTACAGTCATGCACAGTTTGTTATCTTCTATGCAGAATGATATTGTCAAAGTGCAAGGAGTATCATATTCGAATTGATCTTTATTCTTGCCATCAAAAATTGTGATTGAAGCTTTGCGGGTATCAGGATCTTTTTCAAGCTGGGCAATAGTTTTTTCAAGCTGGTCACTTTCATTCCAAAGATATCCATAGTTGCTGTTTACAATATTATCGCCATTATGCATGCGATCCCAAATAGGAGCAAATTTTTTGATTTCTTCAACTGACCTGTTTTGTGACAAATACCATTGCCATTCGCGGAATGCGTATTTTGGGTTCCATTTACGGAACTCACAATTGATATAGTTCTTAGCAGGTTCGTCGATATAGAAACCAATATTCATCAGCTTTCTTGTGCCAATATTAGTATCTATACCAGTCTTACTAATAGACTGGTATAGACACCTAAAAGCAATGTCGGCTGTTCTAAAGTGCCTTTGCTTCATTTATTTTTGTTTTAATACCCAAAGGGTGTTACGGGCTTGCTCAGGGAAACAATGAGCCATAAAGTTTGATACCAAATTGCTATCAAAGTAACGACTTACTGATTTGAACATTTCTTTTTGCCAATCATTCATCAGATGTTTGTAATCTGTTTGAGAAGCAAAGGTTCCAAATTTATCCACAATTTCAAATTCAGTTTCAAAAAGATCCTGCAATTCTTGGTGGCTAAATTCTTGAACTGCTACACCTCTACCATCACCGCTGTCATAAGTGTGATTGCCAGCAGCACCTACATGAGCATCATAATTAGGCGTTGAGATATAATACAAAGATGATGGCTTGCCACAAGCTTTAAAGTTCTTAATGAATGCATCAGCATTTTGCTTTCCTACGTGCTCAAGTACTTCGAATGAACATACTTTGTCTGCCCCTATCAAGCAAAAATCGTAATCGTCTTTTACAAGATCTGCAACATCAAAACTGATCCAAGGAACTCTTTCGAACTTTGCAGCTGCTTGGGCAATAGTTTTTTCACGAATGTCTATACCGATATATTCAGCCTGTTTGAACTTGTTGCGATAAAGCACTTCGGCTAGGTTTCCACTGCCGCAACCAAAGTCGCAGATAATTTCACCAATCCTAGCTTCACGCAAAATATGGGTCCAACGTAGGTAGTGAGCAAATTGATCACGGTGGAATACGTGACGTTCAAAAGACTTGTCCGGAGACAAGTCTGTTGTGTTATAATTTTTCTTTTCCAAGGTAATTATTTTTTAGAAGTTTTAGACTGTTTATTTTCTGCTACGCCTTTTTCTTTTGCAGCAATTTCAGCAGCTTTTGCCTCATCTTCAGCGGCTTTAGCTTCTTTTTCTGCTTTAACTTTTGCAGTAGCTTCTGCTTTTTCTTTTTTAGCAGCTTCTTTTGCTTCAGCTTTTTCTACTTTGGCTTTTTCAGCAGCTTCAGCTTTTTCTTTCTTAGCAGCTAATTTTGCAGCAGCAATGGCTTCGCGCTTATCTTCTACTTTTTCTCCGATGGTAAGAGTTTCATCATATACTGATTTGTTATGACGTTTATCTTCACCAACAATGCCGTAGTAAGCCATAGGAACCCTCTGATCAACCCAAACAGCTTTGATGACACCTTCGGTTGCAATCGCAGTTCCGTGAGGTCTGAAAGTGATCTTGTGGTTTACGTTACCTTTTAAGCTATCAGCTTTAGCTTGAACTTCTTCTAAAGAACGCTTAACAACTGGTGCTTTAGGTTCTTTAGCTTTTTTCTCAGCCTTAACTTCTTTTTCTTTCTTTTCAGCTTTGGCTTTTTTACCAACTGGATTTTTGCGGCCATCAAGAACTTCAGTGAAAAATTCTTTCATGATACCAGCATTGGCACCGATAGCTTTTTCGATTTGAGCATCAGTTGCTTTTTCTAAAGAACTTGCAGCTAATTGCTGAACTTTAAATTCTTCATCTGGGTTAGATACCAATCTATCTTTCGTAACTCTTTTTACGAATTGTACAGGGCTTTCATCTTTAAGCGCAATAATTTCAGTGTTATCTTCTAAGATTAATCCTGTTTGCGTTTTTGTTACTACCAATTTTGCTTTCATGTTTTTGAAATTTTAATATTTTTTAAATGTTTTAATTTGATACTGTAAAGATACAAACAAGTTTTGATATATGGAAATTTATTTTCAATTATTTTTTAAATTATTTTTCCTTCCATGGTAGTGGCTCAGTTTTGCGGTTATTAACTACTATCTCATCTGTGGTGCCGATTTTAGAAAAATAGAATTTTGCAGCCTTTTCATACCAATTAATCTTCATCAATTCTTGGTCTAAAGATTGCCCTGATTTTTTACCAAGCCTATCACGGTATTTATCTGCATTGATCTCGCAATAAAGCATTACTGCTTCAGTTCCATAAATACGTTCAAACTTTACAATGCTCTGCAATCGATTTTCAGAATAATGCTTAGCATCACCATTAGTTTCATAGCTTGGATCTATCTTGCTTTTTGGTGCTTCTATTTGAGGATCATACATAACAAAATTTTCGTTCTGCACTGGATATTGAAACATGCGTCCATCTTCAAATGTGAGTGTAGCCACATCAAAATTAAAATCTGATATAGTTCCTTCTTTGCCTATGTAATCATTCATAAGCGGATTGTATCTAAGATCCTGAAGATCAAATACCACTGAATTAAATACAAAACCTTTAACTTTTTTACCTATTTGATCCATTTTTTTTGTTTTAATAGTTGTAAATATAGAAATTATTTTTTAGTTTTTATTGATATATTTTTTTATTAATGCTTTTGTTGCTTCCATTAGACCATCTTGGCCTTTAGCTTTTGCAACTTGTGTTTTTATTACTTTTTCATCAACTGTGGTTTCGGCCACTAAGTAGTGTATTACTACGACTTCTTTTTGGCCTTGGCGATCTAATCTAGCATCGAACTGCTGTTTCAATTCTAAACTCCAAGTTTGGCCGAACCATACGATAATATTTCCACCTGATTGAAGATTTAAACCATGGCCACCAGATGCAGGATGCATAAGCATTACCTGTATCAATCCATTGTTCCAATCCTTAATATCTTGATCGGTTTTAAGTGGCTTAGGTTTATATTTTTTAAGTGCCAGCATGAGCCTATCTCTGTCACTCTGATAAGTCCACGCGACTAAGACTGGTTTACCATTGGCCGCCTCAATTATCTCTTCTAGAGCTTCTATTTTTAAGTCGTGGACTACATGATAATTCTTGTCCTGATCATACACTGCACCATTCGCGAACTGAAGCAATTTATTAGTTAAAGCTGCGGCGTTAACAGCAGATATTCCTTCACCTTCTTCTTGCCCAGCAAATAATTGCAATACCTGATCTTCTTCGAAATCGTCGTATTTCTTTTGCAGTTCAGGATCAAATTTTATTTTGATGAAATTATCAATCCTACCTGGCAACTCCAAATAGTCTTTTGCTTTCATGCTCATGCAAATGTCGCCTATTTTCTCATGGATCTTAGCTTCATTTTCTTTTGATATTGTATAGCTGTAAGTTATATTGCCATTGGTTTGTCCTGGCCTGAAATAGTCTTCACGATATTTTGTAATAAATCTACCAAGGCGCTGGCCACGATCAAGCAGAAATAATTGGCTCCAAAGATCCATCAAACTATTTGGTGCAGGTGTACCTGTCAATCCAATAATTCTCTTGAAGCAGGGCTGTACATTTTTTAATGCTTTAAAGCGAATAGATTTTGCATTCTTAAAGCTAGACAATTCATCAATTACTAGTGCATCAAATGGCAGCATTGATCCGCCATAAACACCACACAGCCATGCTATATTATCTCTGCTTATTGTATAAATATCAGCCTTCTGACGAAGTGCAGCTAAACGTTGTTTTTGACTACCCGCTATTTTTACAACTTTTAAATGCTTAAGGTGTGACCATTTTTCAAACTCAACGTCCCATACACTTTCAGCAACGCGTTTAGGTGCTATGATAAGTGCGTTGTTGATCTCAAGATCTTCATATATTAAAAAATTTAATGCTGTACCGGTAGTAACGGTTTTGCCTAAACCCATATCTAAAAACAACGCACAATGCGAATTTTTTAAAACATGCTGTACACCTGTTTCTTGGTATTCATGTAAATCTTTTCTACCCAGCATATTCTAATTTTATTTGTTCCATTATTTCTTTGCTATCTAGTATGTAAACTTTAAATCCTAATTTTCTAAGCTTTGCGTGCATCCATAATTGTAGTGGCCTAGCTTCATCACCCGTTGTTTTTGTTTCTACGAAAAATATAATCCCCTGGGGCATCAAACACATGCGATCTGGTAATCCCGAAATATGAAGCGTAACTAGTTTGATGCAAAAGCCTTTCTTCTTTTCTTCTACCCACCTCTTCAATGAGGGCTCTAGCGTTTTCTCTCTGTCTTTGTTCGGCATTTTTCAGTTTTATTAA